TGGTTATTGATCATCCCATATGGAAATAAATCTGGTCCATATTGGATCTTAGATATCCGTAACATGGCATCCGTAGAAAGTTCAGTTAAAAGAGTGTTTTTGTGTATGTACAAAGCAGTGACCCCGAGTTTGTCGAAGTATGCCGGATAAATCTTAATAGTCAAACCTCCTACTAGATAGAAACGAGGAAAAGGTGGGAGCCAGCTCCACAATACATCGAATAGATGAAAATCAGCTTCCTCAAAAGTACTAACCAAATTGTAATCCTCAGTTAATTTAACATGTAGAGGGATATGATTAATACAGCTGGCTAATCGTTTTGACCTGCATCTGGCTCTAGCTGTGGTGGTTCTGGTGGATCCGGTTCCACTTCTTGAGGCAACAAGTCTAATATTTTTGCATCGCCTGGCATTGCTACACCTGGACGAATCTGGACAACTTGAAAATCCGACATAGCTGCATCGTATCGTGTCATTACTGCTCCCAAGTAATTCTCCACCATATTAGTGTCTATCCTAAACTCCTTATGCAGTTTAGGTTGTTCTTCACTATAAGGTGCTTTAGGTGATCGCCACTCTGGCCTATCTAAAAGGAAAAGATTTATACGCTCCCAACTGAAGACTGCGCCTGTATCTAATAATCTAGTCAGTGGTGAGCCCCAGCTTATATTGCGATTCACTAACCCGTCTAGTTTATAAGACTCTGCTCTTCGTAACCCAGAGGGCGGTACGGGTGGTACTGCTACAGATACATCATTAGCTGCGTATATTTTATGTCTACCATCTGTTAATGGGTGCTTATAGTATAGGTCATGGCCATTCCACCTAGCTAAGACGCCATAAGCCCATAAGTCCATGTAATTGAGACCCTCACGGCGTATACCATACTCAACTATCTGTACTGCATTGTTCATGGAAAAACTGCTTCCGTAAGGAGTGCCTTCGAGCAAAGTGCCGTTTAGTCCTAAAATGAGCGCTACACATGATGGTGCCACTAGTTTCTGAAACATAATTTGATCATCTATAATTTGGTAACCATAATCCTGTAGATGTGGGATATTAAGTTGGCCAAACCGTACTCTAGTACTGTACTGACTGTCCAACCCTTCATTTATATAAGTATAACAATCATGAAATGCACATCTTAATATGCGCTTGCCTGTAATAGCAGACACAAGAGCATCTGCACGGTAAGTCTCATCTAAACCCGTGTGTATAGTAAACCGCATCTTACGCATCAGGTCTTCTGTATTGACACTATTATATATAGAAAGAAATTCTCCCCAATACCAGCAAGTGTTCATGAAGAGGGATATAAATATACTGGACTGTCCGGGCCCTGTTAGCGTATTG